GTACACATCATAGAAAATAGCTTGCTGAGTGTCCTCATAGAGGCGCGAGTCTGACATATCGCGCATGGTGCGTTCGTGTGCCGCGCCCTCGATCCGGTCTAGCTTGTTATCGGCTTCGTTCCGCGCTTCCTGCTCGCGTCCCTCTACATAATCCTCTCCACGTTCGATAGCTTCCATATCTTCACGGTAGATCTCATGGAGGCGTTTAGCGAGTTCACGTTTAACGCCGCGCCATTCCTCAAACTCTCGCTTGGTAAACAGAATCATTTACTACTCACTCCCTTTACTGTTTGATCGGTTTACTCGCTTACTGATCCCATGTGTTACCGTTGATCGCCTTATCATTATCGAAATGGGCGTTCAGATACTCCGTTACCATTTCTTCTACCACGTCTTTAATCTGCTTGCGCTGAGTGTAGGCGTGATCTTTCAAAAGCTGGAGCTTATGCCGGTCGATGATGAAGGTAGCGCGCACCAGATCGGCGCTGTCGGGCGCTTTGCGCTGCTCCCCCTCCTGTGGACTCACAAGAGCGTCGAGGGCTGCTGTTGATTTTTTCGCGAGTGGGTTTCTCTGTTCGGGTTTCATTGTTTCCCCTCCTGATTCATGATCTCGCCCGCAAGGGCTGTATAGTCGGCTGCGCCGTTACTAGTTGGGGCGTACTGGTATACGTCCATACCGCGCGCCGGAGCGTCCGCGAGTGCAATGTTATTCCGGATCGCTGTAGTAAAAACACGATCTCCGAAAAACTCCCGCACCTGTTCGCGCACTTCTTTAGCGTGATTCGTCCTACCGTCAAACATGGTCAGTATAACGCCGCGAATACTCAGCGTTTTATTGATCCGCTTTCTAACTACTTCTACCGTATCGAGTAAGAGGCTCAGACCGGAAACGGCTAGAAAGTGCGCTTGCTGTGGTATGATGATCTCGTTAGCAACGGTTAAACAATTCACGGTGATTACTGATAAACTAGGCGGGCAGTCCACTAGTATATAATCGTACTCCGTGAAGAAAGGGCGTAGGGCTTCGCGTAGGAGCGTTTCCCTCGCTGGTTGACTCACTAGCTCCAGATCGGCAGCGGATAGCCTCAGATCTGCCGGTATAACGTCGTAACCACTACCCACGTTATAGATGATCGCGTCGGCTGCGTCCGCGTCCTTTAGCAAAAGTTCGTAGGTAGTTACGGGGCGCTCTTCGGCATCGATCCCCAGACTCACCGTTAATGAGCCCTGCGGGTCGCAATCCACCAACAAAACGCGCTTACCGGCTTTCGCTAGAGCTGCGCCCGTGTTGATCGTGCTAGTCGTTTTAGCTACGCCGCCTTTTTGATTGCAAAATGCAATGATTCGCGCGCTCATTCTTCCACCTCCTCTAAAATATCCACGGGCTCACACTTGAGAGCCTGTGCGATCTTTCCGATCGTTACCGGATCCGTGTTACCGCGTCCGTTAATCGCTCTGGAAACGGTCGTTACATGTAAACCGGCAATGCTTGCGAGCTCCTTAGAGCTCACGCCCAGAAGCATCAAACGACGTTTATACTCTTTTTTGTTGATTCGTAGCACGTTACAACCTCCTTTCGTGCTAATCTCAAACTAATTATAAGCTACGAATCTACTAAAAGTCAATATCTTTCAGAAATTTTCTAAAAATAAAGAGGCGGCTGCTATCGCCGCCCCTCCTGTGGACTCACTTAACCCCATTTAACGCGGGCGTGTACTCTGATATTTTTATCGGTTTGGTCCTCGTAGGTGTCCAGCGCCTCGATCTCCCACATCTGCCCGTTATATTCGATCTGAGCGTATGTAGTCATCTGGAACGTTGCGGGCTTCGTAAACGTGAAGTAAGCATTATTCCACGAGTAGTTAGCTCCAGACGTGAAAATCTCCGTAACGCTGAAGCTCCGGTAGTGCGCCCAAACGGTCGCCACTTTCTCATAGTCCCGCGTCTCGCTGTTATAGAGGTAAATACCAATTCGCTTATCCTTTAGCAGTTTCGGCATGATCCTAGCCCCTTTCAATATAGATTGATAAACTCGTTATAGTGCTCATGTAAACCGACGTAAGCATCTAGTAGGCTAGCTGTTCCGTCGATCCGCTGTTTAGCCGCCTGATTCTTTACGGGTACGATGTTCCCGTTTCGATCGGTCAGTACGCCGGTATTAGTCAAACACCACTTTAGAATAGGGTTGTTATTATAGTTGATCCGTTTAGCCTGAAGATCCGCGCCTAGCTTTTGCATCGGGAGGGAAAGAGTTTTCGCACCCTGAATAGCTCGAACCATTCTAAACCCGTTACGTTCCATCTCTTCTACCCAATATCGCGCGCTATAGCTGTCGTAGTAGATCCACGCGGGAGTTATACCGTGGATCTGCACCATCTCCATAAACCATGCTGTAACGTCGCTATAGTTGATCGTGTTACCCTTGCAAAAGCGAATCAATCCCGCATCGTGCCATTTATCATAGGGGATCTTGTCGCGCTTTACGCGCTCTTCTACGTTCGCCTCAGGGATCCAATACATTTGCTTTACTAGGTAAGTTTCGCTGTGAGCGTCATACATGAGAAGCGTAGCAGCCGTTAGATCCGTCGTGATAGACAAGTCAGCGCCTCCGATCGCGTACTTACCGCGCTGCTCCGTGATCTCGAACGTTGCCGGGTTGTTAATATCGTCGAAGCTCAGCCACGCGCTGGAGCGTGTACCCCTGATATTAAAGTCTTTCACGAGTACGCCGTTCAGATCTACGGCGCTCTGTTTCGCCCTCTCTACTTTCGCCTGAAGATCCGCGCGCTTTTTGATCGTACCTAGACCGGGATTAGCTTTAGCCCAGTTTTTCGCGTTCTTCCATTCGCTAGCCTTATCCAACTCGTAAACGATCGGGAGAAAGTGAGGATCTGAGTAAGTCCCGTTTAGAATGTTTTCAGCGTAGTTGTAAATATCATCGAAAATACATTCCCTCACGGTTCCGGCGGTCGTAATCATAACTAGCAACGGTTGCCGGCGCGCGCTCTGGCTCTGCTTCATAACCTCGTAAAGGTTGCGATCTTTCACGCCGTGGAGCTCATCGATAATAACGCCGTGGGCGTTGAGCCCGTCCAGAGTGTCGGAGTTTTTGCCCAGCGCTTGCAGTTTGGCCATAGCTTCAGGAAAGTAAATATCACTTTTCCGCTTGCGCAAAACGTCTTTCAAATACGGGCTCTGTTGCATCATGTGCAAAACCTCATCGAAGATGAGTTTAGCTTGATCTTTTTTCGTTGCTACCGTGTAGAGCTCCGCGCCCGGTTCCTGATCTGCTATGAGAAGATAGAGCGCGATACCCGCTAGCATGGTCGATTTGCCGTTTTTACGCGCCACCATGAAGAATGCTTCAGTATATCGCCGGTAGCAGGTACGCTCATCGATAAAACCGAAAAGAGCGCTGATGAATGCTTTCTGAAACAATTCTAGCCGCACCGGTCGCCCAGCCCATTCCCCTTTACTGTGCTTACAAAAGGTTTCGATAAATCGGATCGGTTTTGTGGCGCGTTTTACGTCGAAGATGTACGGGGCTTTAGGGTTGCGGATCTCGTCCACCAGACGGGCGTAGATCGTTCTCACTTTCGCGCTAACAATGATTCGCCCCGCCTCGATCTCTTCCCAATATTCGAGTATGTAGTTATTCGTCGCGGATGAAGTCATATAGAGGGTTCCCCCCTTCGGCTTTGCGCTCTTCCTTCGGTAAAAGGTCGATAAGCTGTTTATAGAGCAAGCTGTAGCGCTGTATCGTCGTATTATAAGACTTTAGCGCGGGGCTTTCTCTGAGCATCTCTTGTTTGCCATTCTTGAATAGTTCTACTGCACCCTGTTCCTTAACCATTCGTCGAAGCTGAGTAAGTGTGCTGCTCATAAAATTGAGTTCTGTAATGAGCTTTTTAGCAATCACTTTCTTTTCGTCCGGAATGAGTTCTAACAGGTCTTTTATATTTCTGTATTCGGTGGTCATGTTGCCGCACCTCCGTTGTAAGTAATTCGATAAACTGCGCATAGGCGTTACAAGTTTACCTTATTATCTGGAGGGCAGTAAACCCCCCGTCCTATGAAAATACCTCGGAGAGGTTTAGAAAAGTCCCCACACCGTTCCCCAGCCCTCTGTAGAAAAAATGGGAATGGGGGGAGTAGCGGCACACAATCTCACATCATCATAGAAGCGCTAGAAAGCCCCGTAGAGCCGTTTGCTTCGTCGGTCGTACATTGAACCATGTAACCGCCTCAAACCGTTCTACGGGGCTTGTACGCCGTCTAGCGCGTTGTTATGTAGTTGCTTGAATGTGTGCACAGGTTGCGTAGCCGCTCCGGGCACAGAGTGAAACGCATAGCAAGCGAACGTGAATAAGACTCGAGAAGGAATGCGAGTGCCGTAGCCGTCTGCGTGAATCGTCTACGATCTTTCGTTTGCTTGTGCTATTCGTCTGGTTGTACTTCCCAGCTTCCTAGCTTCGACGGTAGCACCCTCGATCAGCTGCCCAAGATTTATAGGCTATTCGGAGGATAGCCCGCGCTGCCATGCGTCCATAGCCTCGCCTATTTCCCAGCCGCTACCGTTATACTATGCGCTTTGCTCTATGCCCCTAGCACTTCACTAGCTCGCCGTTATGGTCGAACCTTAGCCCCTCTGCTGTAGCATCGGTTACAAAGTGTTCGCGCGTGTGGCATTGTTGGCATAGTGCCTCTAGATTATCCCAGCCTAGCGTTATAGCTGGATCGTTGATATTAGAGGGCGTTATATATTCCTTATGGTGCACGATCCGCGCCGGATCCCCGCACCGTTCACAAATCCCATTCTTGAACGACATAAACGCCGCTTGTGTCTGTCGCCATTCCTTCGACTTGTAGAACCGCGCTTGCTCATCAAACGCCATATATAACGCCCCCTTTACGGTTACTCACCGTTGATCTCAGGAGCCATAGCCTTTAACGTTTTCAGAAGGTTATTTACAACCACCTGAAGCGTTACCGCGTCCGTTCCGTCCGGGTTGTACCAGACGCACAGAAGGAATTTAGCAAGGGTCTTAATGAGTGGGTATTTATCCGCTGCCGTTTCGGATCCGTTAATACCGGTGGTCGTGTCAATGTAAGACGGGATCGCCACGATAAGATCCGAAATGATCTGCGCGTTTTCCGGACTATATTCCGTCCTCAGCGCTAGCAAGGCTTCCTCAATACTCAAAATCACTCAAATAACCCCCTTTCGATAATTCCTTTTACGTTCGCTTCATACTCCGGAATAACCTCATCTACGGCGCTCCGTAGGAAGTCGCTCCCTCGAGTTCTGCCCCCGCCTCCGGTTTTATGGCTCTTAGCGATCAAATGCGTTAAGCTGCCCTGATTGCCTTTAGCGCCCCAAGTGTAAGTTTTATCGCCCGTTATCGCATTCGTGGCGACGGTGGAGCCGATCGCCTTAGCATACTGCCCGCTTTTCTTAGGGGCTTTCTGCTTAGTCTTAGCAACTAATTTTTTCATTGCGTCGGCTCCAGCGTCGTTAACTTCTCTCACGATCTGAGCATGATAGCGCGTAAGCTCTTCACCTATCGCGCGCCCTAGCTGATCGCTGTTGAGTGGTTTACTCATTAGGCGCTAGCCTTATAGAGCTTTACGAATGCTTCGGGAACGATCGGCTTACAATCGGCAACAGCAAGGGCGCGATAGTCGATAAGACCGGAGCGGAAAGAGCTTTCGCGGCTCACTTCGATAACAATACCGCCGGGCATGTTGTAGCCCATGTAGTGGAAGTTACCGAAGATA